ATATTTTCAATTTGAATATATTCCGAGGCAAGGGCTTCTTTCATTCCGGTTGCGATTAATTCTTGCAAACGCTGACGATCCTCAATTTGAGTCGTATAAGAGTCGGCAAGATCGTTGGATTGTTGTGTTATTTCAATTAAATTTTGCTTTTCCGTTTGCTGAAGCTTGAGCGCAATATTTGCACGAGTTTCGTCTGCCTTGAGCATCAAAAGCTTGCGCTTGACCTCGGCCTCGTCTGCAGGAATTTTTTCAAATGCAATTGCTTTAATTTCACCAGCAATTTGAGCGAGTTCTCGCTCACCCTCAAGCCTGATTTGTAAGAATTGATTTTCGGCAAGCTGTGCGTTCCGAATTTTTTCATTAATTTGCGCAATTTGCTGCTGCATTGCAAGCTGCGCCATAAGTTGCGGCAACTGGCTTTCGCGTTCTTTTTTGGCTTTGCCGGCGCCGGATTTTGTGCTGCTTGGATCGTCATATCCACGAACGCCTGCATTGAGAGGGCGCCCGTCAGTCCTGCGAACCGGGTTTCCTTGAGCGTCGTAAACAATTCCAGCAACGGTAAAGTCGACCATTTTGCCCTCGTCGTCGACCCGAATACCTTGTCTTTCAATACTGAGGCGAATTTTGAATGTCTTATTGATTCTTGCCAGCTGATTTTCTAGCTCTGCAATCTTCATCTTTAACTGCATTGCCTGTCTTCCGGTCGCCTGCATTCCAGAGCCATTGTCCTCAAGGCTTCTCCTTGCCGCCTCAAGCTGTTTTTCTAGCCGCTGCTGCGTATCTTTTAATTGCTCAGTGCTTCCGACTCCGTTATCAATCAAATCTTTGTATTCTTTTTGCGCTTGATTGTGCTTATACAGAGCAACGCTTGCGGCAGCAATTCCTGCGGCAAGTGCTACCCAAGGATTAGCAAGGGCTGCAAGGTTGACAGACATAATTGCGCTTGCCGCTCCAGCAGCAAGAACCCCCACTTGCTTTAAGGCCAATGCAATGCCACCAAGTTGAGCAACAAAAGCGACAAGTTTTGCCACTCCTAAAGTGGCAGTAAATCCAGCAACGGCAATTGCAAGTGAGTCAAAATTATTTGCCAATGTCAACACAGCTTCACCAATTTTTGGAAGAGTTGCAACCAGCGCTGGTGAAATATTTTCAATAAAATTAACAAATATTTCCTGAAATTGAGCGCCAATTGGTTGCAAGCTTTCGCCGATGGCAATCCGCATATCGTTGAAAGCAATGTTTAGGCGAGCGCCCGCTTCTTCGCTTGAGCCTGCAATTGCTTGTGCAACATCAGCATATTCCGCCCCAAGCGCTTCAATAAATTTCATCAACTCGTTCAAGCCAACTTGTCCCTGTTCAAGCGCTTTTTGCAGCTCAGGCAGGGTCATATCGTTCGCCTTGGCAAACTTGGTAACCGCACCAGGCAAGCGCTCACCAAGCTGACCGCTTAGTTCTTCAGCGCTTACCTTGCCTTTTGAGAACACTTGCACCATTGCGGTGATGGCGCCGTCAACGTCTTGCGCCGAACCTCCAGTAGCCTTGATTGCTGCCGTTACATTTTTTAATACCAATTCTGCGTCGCTAATTGGTCCTTTCGCCCCAGTTACTGCAGCGGTTAATTTTGTCATGCCTCCAATTGCTACGTCCTGAGGCACATTCAAGTTGCGCGTGACATCTTCTGCTGCAGCCATTGCACGATTAAAGTCTGCCTGGCTTTTGACTGCGCTGCGCAACGCAATCTCCATTTTTTGGATTTGCGCTGCATAATCCGCAAAACCACCAAGTTGCTGCCTCAGTCCACCAATCTGCGCACCAAAAGCGGCACCAGCAAATGCGCCGCCAACACCAAAGGCGCTACCAATTGCACCACCAAGGAAGCCCTCAGGTCCGCCAAAGATGCCGCCGCTAAGCGCAGCACCAGCTGCTTGGCTCATCTGCATGCCGGTCATGCGGCGGCGGCCCTGCCTGACTTGCAACCTTTCAGACTGAGCATCTAATTCTTGGATGCGCTTGGTTAAGCGATTGAAGTCCCCATCCGCTGGTGACAACTGGTTACGCAATGCTGCAATTGCATCGCGCAACTTGCCAATAGAATTTACGCTGCCATTATTTGCCCTTGCAGCATTGTCAATTGCTACTCGATATTGACTTAAATCAATCGCTGCGGCTCTTGCAGCGTTCGCTTGCGCTCGATATGCAGCTTCTGGATCGCTAAGACCCGTCGCACCGGAAATACCAGTAGCGGCAGAAGGCAGCCCCTGCCTCCCCATGAATTCAATAGCGCGTGGATTGCGGAACTGAGCCTCTCCAAAAGTAAATTCAGTCTGTCCAGTCAGCCGGCGAGCGCCACCACTAATCTCTTGCCCAGTGCCAGCGGCTGTTGTTTGCCCAGCCGCAGGCAGCGCCAACGGAGTAGCAGCAACACCAGCACGCACACGCTGACCAAGCTCAGCAAGCGCCTGCTCCTGTGCGCGTACTGCCGCACGATTGAAATAGTTCGCTCGCGTCGCAGCATTTGCAGCATTCTCTTGCGCAGTCGCAGCCTCCGTCGCCATCTGGCCGACGTAGCGATAACTGTCGCCAAGCTTGCGAATTTGCTCAGAAAGCTGAACGCTTTCATTGCTGAGACGAGCAAATTCAGCCTTGCCCTCAGTCGTTGAAGTGTCGACTTCCTGCAGTCGTCCCTTTAGGAAGCTCAAACGCTGAGCAAGATCAACGGCAGCTTCAGAAGTGCCACGCACACGTTGCCGATATTCCTCAAGTACTACTGCTTGACGGCCAGCTTCCTCGCGTCCAACTGCTTCAAGCCCAGCAATCTGCGAAGCCATTGAACGACTCAATGGCGTACCAGCAGGTGCAGCAGCAAAACGCTGCCTTGCCGCAGCTAGTAATTCATTGATTTTTGCGGTCGATAATGATTGAATTTGATCGCGCAGCTTGGTCAGCGAACGAATCAACCCTTGAACTTCATCGTCAATGCCCGTAAACGACTTCTCAAGCTCAACGCGAGTTTCTTCTGCGGCATTACGCAAACGGTCATAAATAATTGCAATGCCAGCACTGGCTGCAATCGCACCGGCACTTGCAGTAGGTCCAAATGCAGTAAATGCATTCGTAACCGCATCCATTGCCTGATCCAGGCCGGCGACCTTCGCCTGCAATGCAGCAACATTGCTTGCAGCCTCATTGAGCCTTGCAATTGCTTCAGGGCTGACAAGTGCTTGTAGCTTTTCACCAGCAAATGGAACAGCACCAAGTCCGCCTTTTAGTCCAGAAAGAGATGCACCAGCACCTTGAATGAGACCAGATAATCCACCAAGCGCACCAGCTCCACCACCAGCAACCGCGCCACCAACTCCAACTGCAGTGATACCCTCAACAGTTCGAGCAACTTGACCAAAAGCAGTTTTGCTCTGCTCTCCAAGGCGCTTGAACAGATTAATACTTTGCTGAATGCCAGTTTGTAGGCCTCCAATGGCGCCCTTGGTCGCATTGACAGCGTTCTTGCCAAAATCAGCAAGCTCTTCCTGCCTTAGCTGACGCATTTTGAACGTCAGCGATTCGATGTCAGCCTCGAGATCATTGAAAGCCTGAGAGCTAACCCGTGTTTGACTTTGTAGTTTTTTGAGCTGGGCAATGTATTTTGCAACTTCAGTCGAGCTGTTTTTTGTCGATGTTGCAGACTTGACCAAAGCATCACGCTGCCTGATCAAGCCTTCGGACGCGCCTTTTAGTTCCTGTTCAAGACGCTTAATTTCACCGTCAAGTTTTTTGTAAGTCGAACCCGTAATATCAGCCTGACTTTTCAGCTTACGAAAAGCTTCAACCTGACCCTTAATTACCGCTTCACTGTTATTTGCACTGCGTACATATTCCTTGATCCCATCGGTCGCTTTATTAATTGCATCATCAGTAATATCTATCGTGCTTGTCAGACCCTTGAATGCGCTTTTTAGCCGCGTCAGCTCCTCTAGGCCCTGAATGCCAACCTTGATGTCAAGAGGAGCAACCTGCTTAGCCATCTTTTTTGTTTAGCTCACTCAAGGCCGCCGCTTCCATGACTTGAATATCTTCAAGCAGGAGCCGCTTGTCCTTCACATCATAAAGCTGACTCACCCATTGGAGCACTTCATATTTCAAGCCAACGTAGCCACCCATTGTGACGTTCCATTGAGTTTGCATTTTTAGGAAAATTTCTAAACATTCCCAATTCTCCTCCCACACCTCAAAATGCTCTGATTCATCGCGGCGCTGTTCATTTGGAAGCCTGATGCCAAAGGCGGCAGCATCATCCGCAGTTTTGTCTTCTACGATTTTGCCGCCCTTGGCCCAATAAAGCGCCGCTTCCTTCAGTTTCCCTGGCGGGCACCTTCAAATGTCTCGGTGTACGCCTTCAGCACACCACGAATCCAATAGGGATCATCCGAAAGCTCACGCATGGCCTCAATCGAAAAAGGCAGCTCCTTGCCATCCTCGTCTTGGATGCCTTCCCATCCCACCATGATCACCTTCAACAAGTCGAGTTCGCCCTTCTCTCCAAGCTTCTGAAATTCCTTGCGGCCAACACGCTTGAATTTCGCGTCAAAGGTCACCGTGTCAAAAGTGCCGCCGTCACTAGGCTCTTCGATGCTGACCGGCCAAGAAAAGACCTTAACTTTTTTACGAACAAATGCCATGCGTAATGGACGCGATACTCCAACAGCATACACCCGACAAAAAGGGGCCGCATTAGCGGCCCCGTGCCCTCAGTCTTCAATCACATCCTAATCAGGTGTAAACGAAGCTGAACTCATCGTTACCAGATGTTGACGGAACACAGGTGAACGGGATGGTCAGCATGTGGATGCCATCCTGATCGCTGTAGCTCACATCGCCGATATCGACTCGGGTAGAGGCGAAATCGAAGATGTTGCCAGCGGTCTGACCGTGCTGGAACAACAGGTTACCCAGGGTGCCGTCGCTCAGCGCTGCAGTGAAGTAGTCCTTCTGAGCAATGGTCGGGGCTTCGATCACGACGCTTCCGGTGCTGGCACGATCGGTCAGCAGCACCTGCTTGGTGCAGTTGATCAGATCGCGATACACAAGAGTGTTGCCGATGTCGAAAGTCACCGACTGGAGGCAGCCGCTATAGGACAGCAGCTCGAAGCCAGTCGTGTTGCCCTGCTTGGCGATCACAGGCGTTGCTTGGTCCGCGTAGGTGACAGAGGGAGCAGCGGTATCAGTCGGTGCGTTGTACACACCAGTGAAGGTGAAATCAATAGAAGGGATTTCACCCACTGCCATGTTCAGCGTGAAAGTACCGCGAGCACCGGTCACCTTATGCAGCACGCCATCAATGTTGTAATAGATGGTGCAGCTACCGAAGCTGGAGCTAACAGGCGCATAAGTTGCACTAGTACCAGCAGAAATGGTTTCACTCATGCCGCAAGCAAGCAGAGCCTTGCCATAGCGAGGAGCGGTGCCAGCAGTACCAGAACCAGCAAGCTCAACGCTGAAGGTGCATTCAACGCGAGTGTTGGCCAGGAGCTGCTCAGATGCACCCAAATAAGGGCGCACAAGGTCGCGGCTTACGACATCACTCTGCAGGGGAGTGATGTTCAAATCCCGCACCAGAATGGCGTCGGCGCCGTCTGGAGTCGGATCCGTCCCGTAAGTGCCTTCCGATTCCAGAAGAATCAGGCGTTTCCGAGTTAGAAGGGGCATTGGAAATTACCTCTGGTCGTTCAGGTGGCAGCGTCCGTGAAACAAGGGTACGAACGCCTGTCTCGGGGTCAAGGATGTACGAGCCACCTTGCCCTTGAAACTCATCCATTACTGTAAATCGGGTGGCTTATCAGACTTTAGGACGACAAACTCGCAACACTCGTTCTGTATTGAACGATATAATCATTAAAAATTACGCCTGCAGGCTGATCGGCGTCGACAAGATTGAACGAAACCTCATCGGGCTGCACGTCAATCGCAAGACCACCAAGCGTCAGATCGGCAACCATCTTCGCGTGCATGCTTTCAATCACCGGATCAGCAAGCTGGTCTGGCACGTCACCACGCACGATCACACTCACCCTGACGCGCATCCGCCAGTCCAGCGTCGGCAAGCTCGTATTTTGCGTCGGCGTGTCGCTGATCGGCTCAACCACAATTGCCGGTGATTCAGCGCGTTGAACAGCAGTAACGCGACTGCGATAGACGCGACCACTGACCCCTGCCGTGCTTGAAAGAGCGGTAGTAATCGCTGTCAAAATTTGCTCACGCTTGGTCGCCATTGAATCCTCGCTGGGGAAGCTTGCCAAACGGCCCAGGATCCGAGCCGCCGCTCACAATTGATTTTGCTCGATAATAAATGTAACAGTCAGTCTTTCCCGCCACCTCCAAAGCCTGCATCACCTTGATCCAGTTTTTGAAGGTTTCGCGGTCCATAGCCTTATGCCTTGACCTCTATTGCGCTTATTCTTCCGCGCTGAAATTGAATTGTCGTTGTGTCGCCAATATTTGCAACATACAATGCAACCTCATCGTCATCTGCTAGCTCAACCATCCAGAAGCAGAACAGCTTTGCAATCTGTCCCGTAGAGCCGCTAAATGCGCGGCACTCAGACTGGTCAATGCCAACGCCATTTTTGGCCAGCTTGATGCCAAGTGTATGATTATTGCCGGCATAGGCGTCCATGCTCGCCTGCACCATGAACAACTTGGTGGCGCCGCTGTCATTCTTCAAACCAAACGTATCGCTCGTTCCCAGCACCACCTGATAGTCCGTTGCACTGTCAAAAGTCGCAGTCAAGCCAGTGCTTTGATACGTGCCAGCCTGCGCAATCGCAATAGTGCCAGCAGTGGTCTTGCTTGCCTGACCACGCGCCAACACGCCTTCGATGTAATACGACAAACCGCTCCAAGCAGTCGTACCATCGCCAACCTTGTAGCGACGGGTATCAGTTTCGATACCCATCTCACCAGCAAGCAGCACTGGATTAGCCGCCGTCCAAGCCGCAGCAGTGCCGTTACGAAGCTTGAAACGCGTAATCGTGTCGCTCATGGCACACCGCCGTCGAGTACGTTTCCGGCCACATACTCAGTCGCAGGGCCGCCTCCATCAAGAATAACCAAGCTCTCTGTATCAACACCATCCCCATC